ATTGCCCATCCCTTTTTAATCAAATTATCATAAGGAAAAGTAACAGTTTTATTCGGAGCTGCATTTGTCCCACCATTTAAATAAACTTGTCCATTCGATTTACCAGCAGTATCCAATGATGCTAATATATTTTCAACCGATTCCGAAGTAAGAGCACAATTATAAAAAACATTCCTGAGATAAGTCGCATCACAATCATCGAATACATTTGGCGGGAATGCTGCAAGCGATATACAACCATACCATGTATATTGACAATTAGTAACATGCTCCATATCAATATCAGGAAATGATGTTAATCCTGTACAATCTTGCCACGTATATCTTATATCATGATCAGTCGGAGGACCACTTAAATCCATTGGAGGAAATGATGTTAATCCTGTACAACCTTGCCATGCAAAATAAAAGGATTTTTTATTGGGATTACCATTCCATAAACCATCTTTAGTATAATCCAATTGAGGAAATGATGTTAATCCAGTACACCCAGTCCATGCATAATTAAATGCATATACATGATCAACCTTTATGTTAGGAAACTCCGTAAGCCCTATACAATCTCGCCATGCATATGAAAGAGACTCAACATTAGTAAAATCTATATCTGGAAATTCAGTCAATCCAGTGCATCCTCTCCATGCATTTGACGCGTTTATCATCTTCTTTCCAAATGTTATTTTAGGAAATGATGTTAATCCAGTACATTCTTGCCAAGTACCAGCCAACCTACTAGCACAATTGAAATTCAAGTTAGGGAATGATGTTAATCCGTTACATTTTCTCCATGCAGATGTATAATCTTGTAAGTAAACGCCATTACTCAAATTAATATTTGATGGGAATTCTGTTAATCCAGTACATCGATACCAAGCAGATAAGAAATTTATCCCATTACTTAAATTAAGAGCAGGAAACTCTGTTAATCCAGTACATCCATTCCATGCCTCATTAAATAATGTACCATTACTCAAATTAATATTTGATGGGAATTCTGTTAATCCAGTACATCCAGACCAGGCACCTGAAAAGTTTTCTCCCTTTCCTAAATTATACACATTAAAATTAGTTAATCCAATGCAATTTTGCCAAGACCTAACAAAATCAATACCATTACTTAAATCAATAGTGCCTGGAAATTCCGTCAAAGATTCACAATTAGTCCAAGCATTTGTAAAATCTGTACCACTGCTTAAATTATAATTGCTTGGGAACTCTATTAATGAATTGCAACCATTCCATGCACTATTAAAAGAAATACCTCCACTCAAATCAATACCGCTAGGTAGCGATTCTAATCCCCGACAACTCTGCCATGTTCCTTGAAATTCAGTTCCATTACTAAAATCTAAATGTGGAAAATCTGTAAGTGCATAACAACTCGCCCAGGTATAATAGAATTTAGTTCCACCACTCACATCTAAGTCAGATGGTACTTCCTCTAATATAGAACACCCGGACCAGGTAGAATTAAATAAAGTACCGGAACTTAAATTAAGACCAGAAGAGATAGTCTTTAAAAGTCTATTAGAAGCCCAAGTATAACTAAAATTATTACCACTACTCAAATCAAGACCAGGGAAAGTAGCAAGCCTATCACATGATCCCCACGTATAATAGAATTTAGTTCCACCACTCAAATCAATACTGGATGGAAACCCAGTAAGATAATCACAATTATACCAAGTATATTCAAATATTTCTCCAGAACTCAAATCAAGTCCTGGGAAACTATTCAATTTTTTACAACCATACCATGTCCTTTCAAAATTAACACCATTACTTAATTTTATACCAGACGGGAAGGACGAAAGATTAGAACAATTTTGCCATGTTCTATAAAAGCTAGTTCCACCACTTAAATCAAGAGCAGGAAATGATGTGAAAGTATTGCTCTCCCACGTTTGATCAAAAATCTCTCCTTTCGATAAATCAAGATTCGGGAAATTTGAAAAATTACACGACTTCCATGCAGCAGTAAAATCTTTTGCACTAGGAAGACTGATATTCTCATCTATTGTAGATAAATTATCACAACCACTCCATGCACTTTGGAATATCTCAGCAGAAGGTAAATCTAATGCTGGGAATGTTGTAATCGAATCACAATTATACCAAGCATATGAAAAATCGATTGCATTATCTGCCCTAAATCCTGCGGGAAACGAAGTAAGAGAAGTCATATCTCTCCATGCATATTGAAACGTTTCTGCTAATGGTAAATTAAGAGCCGGGAATTGAGTTAGCTGGAGGTTCCTCCACGAAGAATTAAAATTAATCCCTGATGAAAGATTTATTCCAGCAGGGAATTCTGTCAACCCAGAACATCCATACCAAGCATAATCAAAATTGGTTCCGTTAGACAAATCTAAACTAGAAGGAAATTCTGTCAACCCAGAACATCCATACCAAGCATTAGAGAAAATTTCACCTTTACTCACATCTAAATCAGCAGGAAATGAATTTAGTGAACTACATCCTCTCCATGCATAAGTGAAATCAACACCACTACCAACTTTAATGTCTTTGTGGAATGAAATTAATCCAGAACATCCAAACCACGTTCCATAAAAATCAGTTCCATTGCTCAAATCTAAAGTATAAGGGAATACCATCAACGAAGAGCAATATTTCCAAGTACCGTTAAAAGAAGTTCCATTGCTTAAGTTTAAATTACCTGGAAATGACATAAATCCTCTACAATTATACCAAGCATAATCAAAAACAGTCCCATTAGATAAATCTAAAAGAGGGAAATCTGTGAGTGCATAACAACTACCCCATGTTTGGTAAAAAGTCGTACCATTGGATAAATCCAATAATGGGAAATCTGTTAATGCATTACATCCAAACCAGGTATTTTTAAAATTCGTTCCACTACTCACATTCAACAGAGGAGAAATATCAGCTATTTTATTACAACTACTCCACGATTCCTCAAAGTCAATGCCACTAGATAAATTCAATCCAGGGAAGGATGTAAATCCATAACAACTTCTCCAACTTCTGTTAAAATTCTCACCTTTGCTCAAATCTATATCACTTGGAAAATCAGTAATATATCGGCAATATTCCCACGCCCCAGAAAAATTAATTCCACTGCTCAAATTAAGAGAGGGAAATGATGCCAAGGAAGTACAATAATACCATGTTTGGTAAAAATCTATACCATCGCTCATTATCATGGCAGATGGAAAAGATGTAATACCAGTTCTCGCAAATGCTCTATAAAAATCAGTTATTCCAGAAAAATCACCAGATGCTACACTAGTTAATTTTGTGCATCCATAAAAAGCATTTCTCATACTTGTGATGCCTGTTGAACCCCACGCATCAACAGTTCTTATTTTATCGACAAATGGATTATGATTAACTATCTTATCGTACCTAGAATCTATTCTTGTCATATTTCCAATGATACTAATTTGAAAAGTGCCAGGAATTTCATAAAAATGAACACTATTCGGATCTTCTGCACTTTTCACAGTAGTCGTAGGAGTTCCATCTCCCCAATCAACAATGCAATTATAAGTTCCCTCCATTGAAAACGGAAGAATGAAAACATCATTTACTTTAGTTGTTTCAATTGTAAATTTAAATGGATCGGTTACAGGAATATTTTCTTGAACAATTATATTACCAGCACCAGCCGCACCACTGATAATCCATAAATCGTTTTCTTCACCTTCTTCTTGCGTCGGCTCAACATCGGAAAAGGTAAAATTCCTTCCCGTAAAAACCCCACCAGAATTAATATCAACCTCAAGAATTGATCCTTGGCGTACATTATCTAGATTTACATCATCTAGCTTATGAAAACTATTCTTATGAGCATTTTCTGCTGATTTTCTATCTCTTGACATTATCGTTTTCCATTATCTGCACGTGATAGATAAATTATCTACACCTCTTACATTACTATACTGATCTAAAGCCATTATTATTCCAAGATTTTTATTCTGCTTGTAAGGATAAACATGCCATACTGAATCAAATTCAAAAAAGTAACCTTCAAATTCAATTTTAAGATCAATGGTGAGTCCATTAAAACTCATTTCAACATCAACATAATCAATTACAACACTCGATCCACTTCCTATATAAATCTGAAAATCCTTTTTAGATACTACATTACCACCTAAAATTTGCGTTAAAGTTAGAACAGCATAACTTGGACCATCTGCAAATTGATAAGTAGTTGAAATAAAGATACCATCATTAGATGAACAACTAACACCACTATAATAATAACTGGAATTATTAATAGTTTCAATATTTTCACCATCCCAAAATAGCGCTAATTTAACAGGAGTAGTTTCAAATCCAATTAATCTAAAAGAAACATCTACATCTGGAGAATTAAGTTGAAAATTAGATTTTGCTACAGCACATCCAATACCAATAACTTCCTCTGCACAAGCATTAGCACCTACCCCACTATAAGGACTAACACCAGCAACAGTACCAGGACTTTTACTAGATGTAGTTATGTCTATTGGTATTCGACCTACATTTTCCCAAGTAGCACCACTATCAGAAACATGATTTTCTAATGGTATACCTTCGATATCAGTGAAATTATCTAAAAATTCAGCGCATTCTGTTGATTGGCAATTATTCCATGTACCACCTAGTTTATAATAAAAATCGTCAACTTTACCCCATGTGCCATCTGATTTTTTAATATAAATATCACCAGGGGTTTCCCACCTACCCCCTTTCTTTACCCTCAAACAACTTAACTTTTCATCGCTTCCAACAAGTCCAACAGGTGGTTTTTTTACTTCCTCAGGCTCTCCAAATGCAGTACTTAATTCTGTTAGAGTTTTAGGGTTTGTCCATTGCATAATATTGTTTATCCTACTATCATCATATTTATATTAAATTGGCATTTTTATCTAACCACCCAGCTAGCTTCTCACCGCTCCATGTTGTATAAAAACGCAAATCTTCATCAACACTTTTAATACCTTCAAAGAATATACGAATAGGAATTGGCTTTCTTTTGTCTTCATAAAGCCATATTACTTTAACAACATGCCCCTTTCCAAGCGGAAGATACCTCTTACCCTCCGAATTCTGAACCATTAAACGACATTGACGATGAATACGATACCCTAATGTTTTTTGCGGCGTTCTATGAATCGCTTCCCTTAGTTTGACTTTTGAGTTTACATACTCGGAAAATGACATCTTTTTCATAACAATTATTTAGTTAGTAAAAACTGTCCACTCTCTATCCTCAAGTATCTGTTGAGCATCTAATCCGTCCTGGCCTGGCGCTTCACTTGTACCAGCATTTATATCTAATATTCCCTTAACTAATATATTATTAGTACTAGCAGCATTAACAGAAACTATAATATTATCAACAGATTCCTCAGTTAAATTACATATATAAAATGTCTGTCTAAAGTCAAGAGAAGAAGTTCCATCAAAAATACCAACAGGAAAATTCGTAAGCGATGTACACTCTCTAAACGCATCAGAAAAATACATAACATTATTCACATTAATAAATGGAAATGTAATAAGTGATGAACATTGATAGAACGCACTTGTCATATCCGTCACCTCTGTTGTATCCCCTCTAGAAACGCTACCTCGATTTACCCTATTTAAATTGGTACACCCACTAAAAGCTTTCTCAAGATTCGTCAATCCAGTATTTCCCCAATCATCAATAGATAATAACGTATCAGCACTAACACCAGAATCAAAGAATATAGCGCTCATAGTTCCAGATATCGATATTGTATAATCACCAGAACCATAATACAGATGCTCAAAATCACTATCCTCAGCACTTTCTGGTGATCCAACAATTTCTGATACCCCCCGACCATCTCCCCAGTCTACAGTGCAATCATAAACACCAGTTCCATCATATCTAAAAGGTAAATGAAATCTTTGACCAAATTCCATTCTTACAGTCATTCTAAAAGGTAGTTCAGAAAGAAACGAAACACCATTAAAATAACCTATCCATTTACCATCAATCAATTTTAAAGTAATCAAATAATTACCAGAATATAAATCCCAAGGCTTTTGTCCTACCCATGTTTCAACAGCCGGAGTCCAATTTATAGGACTACCATCTGTTTTCAAATGAATTCTACAATGAGTGGATTCTAACCCTCTTGGATTATCGATTGTCACTGATGTTATTTCTTCAATCAAATCTATTTTTACCACATGACCTTTCGAAATATCAATAGTAATATCACCACCCAACGCAAGGAAACCTTCCCCCTCCAATTCCTGAAAAGAATCACCCCAATCTACTTTAGTATCAAATCGTTCTAAAACACCATCCTTATCAAACGAATTTAAATGATTATTATTCTCATCTTTTAATTCAATTAAATTTGCAGTTTGACCACCGTTTCCTTTTACTGTTAACCCTGTAATATCACCATCATTATCGATAGTTTGACCACCATTTAACGTATTACTTAAATCCCTATTTTTACTCATTCATTTTCTCCGTTAAACCGAAAGTGGTATTAGCGTTGCCTGTGAAAAATCAATACAAGTATAAACTGCTGGTAATAAATTAACTTCAACCACCCAACCTTTTAATTCAAGGCTCAATTTAGAATCTAAACCAGCTATACTCGGCGGACTATTAAATCCTTCATCTAAACCAAGACGAAGCACTCCTTCAGTCTTATCAGCAAAATCAACAGAAAATAATATACCATCAACAGATTCAATATCAAGCGAACATCCCGTGAATGAATCTTCAAAATTAGTCCCCTCTGTTTTATCAAATGCATTCAACGGGAAAGATTCTAACGAAACACATTCATACCACGCCTTCTCTAAATTATTAGCATATTTTGTATAAATCAACGGGAAAGATTCCAATCCAGTACATCTATACCAAGCATATGAGAAATCTACAACCGATATTGTGTTTATTGCAGGAAATGATAAAAGACCAGAACACGCAGCCCACGAATAACTCATATCATTTACAATAGATGTCTCTATCAACGGGAACGATGTCAACCCACTACAACCAAACCATGCACCACTAAGAGTAACAGCTTTACCAGTATCAATTAAAGGAAATGAAATTAATGATGAACAATCTTTGAAACAATTCTTAAAATTACTAACCTCACCAGTCGTTCCAGTTAATTCATCCCCATCAAAAACAGATGTCATATTAGAACATCCATGAAACCCACCTTCTAAAGAATATAATCCTGTATTACCCCATGCATCAATTGAAATTACTTTTAATCGACTAATTCCACTATTATTAAAACTCCATCTCGTCATCTTCCCTTCAATAGAAATTGTATATGTACCAGGAAATGGATAAATATGAATTCTACTCGAATCATCGTATCCATATATAGTTGAAAACTCTCCATCTCCCCAATCACATTTAAAAGAATACTCACCAGACTCTATCAATGGAAGCGCAAATTCTTCATATAAATCAACAGTTTGTATTGTTATCTCAAATGGTAATTCTTCAACTCCTTCTAATGGAGATAAATCCTTTCCTAAATATTCTAATATATAATCCCCATCTATTAATGTACCAACTATTCCATGAGTACCAATACTAAATTGATCAGGAACAAAACCACTCCAATCAGAAATGTTAATCCAATCTATATCAAAACCAAGAGTCTTCAATAATATCCTGAAATTTGTTGCTTGATGTCCTGTAGGATTATAAAAAAGTAATGATGTAACTTCACCAATAACATTCATTATTATTGTATTACCTTTCGATAAATCAATAACAATATCACCAGATATATCACCAAGATCCTGTGATGTCTCACCATAATCAGTTAATAAATGCAAATGCTCTAAATTTCCATTACTATCAAAAGAATTTAAAACATTACTATTACTATCTACTAATTCTAATATATTAGATGTTTGAGATGCACTCCTTTTTATAGATATGCCGGTGTTAATATCGCTATTTTCTATTGCAGAAATACCGACTAAAACCTCACTCATTTCTCTTGCTTTTGTCATCTATATTTCTCCATTAAGTAACAGCACCAGTCCATCCTTTACCTTGCAAACTAGTCCATGCAGCATCACCTGTAGCAGAAGGTGAATCTCCACCATTAATATTAAGAGCACCATTTGATTGACCCGCGGTATCAATTGAAACTAATACATTGTCTTTTGATGCCTCATCAAGCGAAGTATTATGAAAAGAATTTTCAAAACCAGTAGCCGTTAATGTATCAAATACCCCAGATGGAAATGTTGTTAATGATGAACAATTATACCACGCTTGAAGGAAATTTGGGGCTCCACCAAACGTTATTCCAGAATCAACCGAAATCAAGGAAGAACAACCAAACCAACCAGAAACAAAAGTTGTTCCACTACTTAAATCAAGTGCAGGAAATGATGTCAATCCAGAACAATTACCCCACGTAACATCAAAATCTTCTCCACTACTTGTGTCAATAAGGGGGAACTCTGTTAATGCCGAACAATCTCCCCATGCTCTATCAAATTCTATTCCACTACTCGTATCAATAAGAGGAAACGATTCCAATCCAGTACAATAAAGCCAAGTCCAACCAAAATTTGTTACCCTACTCGTATCAATAAGAGGAAATGATGTCAATCCAGAACAACCTTGCCAAGTAGCAGACAATTCAGTTACCTTACTCGTATCAATAAGAGGAAATGATGTCAATCCAGTACAACCATTCCACGTATTTGTCATACTTACCGTTCCAATCGGATCTACCAAATTTAAACTAATTACAGGAAATGATGTCAATCCAGAACAACCTTGCCAAGTACCAGTAAAATATTCACAATTACTTGTATCAATAAGAGGAAATGATGTTAATCCAGTACATCCATTCCATGCATTACTTAAATGAACCGCTTTAGAAGTATTTATCAGAGGAAATGATGTCAACCCGATACAATCTTCCCATGCATTACTGAAATCAGTTACATTACTTGTATCAATAACAGGAAATGATGTTAATCCAGCACACTCTTTGAAAGCATTATTTAAATCCCAAACATTAGAAGTATCACCACCATTCTCTTTATCACCAGGAGCAACAGATTCTAAATTTGTACATCCAGAAAAAGCACCATCCAAAATTTCTAAACCAGTATCACCCCATGCATCAATCGATATTAAATTCAATATACTGGGATTATCCCATAGGAATTTAATTTGTGTCGTAATACCAACAATAAAGATCTGATAATCACCAGCATCACTATACGTATGAGTTACTTCCGCTTGATTATAAGAGGTTATTTGGTCGGAATTACCATCCCCCCAAGTAACTTTACAATCATAGTCCGCATACGGATTAAATCCACCTCCAACAAAAGGTAAAGTGAATGTTTCATCAGGAGCAGTTGTCCTAATTGTCATAATAAACGGCAAACGAGAATCCTTTAATACACCAACATACTTTCCATACCATTCTCCATCCATAAAATAGAATTTGAAATAATATTCATTATCCAGTAATGATGTAATATTAGCACCAAACCATGTGCTAATAGATGTATAACCCTCATCCGGCGAACCAACCGGAGATCCTTCAGAAAATGGACTCCAATCTATTTCATAATTACCACCACTCTTTATTAATAAATCAAACTCCCTAGCAACATGCTTCGGATCTGATTCAATAGTAAATGATGTAATATCACCAGTCAAATCCATTTGAATAGATTGACCTATCGATAAATCAACCGTTATATCTCCAGAGGCCGATCCTAAATCATTGACAGCAATACCATAATCATTAAATGTTGTATGACGTATAAGATCTCCATCCTCATCGAATCCATTTAGGGGATTTCCAAACTCATCTTCAATATCTATAAGATTAGACGCAGGAGAAACATTTACCGTTTTAACAGTTAACCCAACCGTATCTTCAATATTTTTAATGGTTTGACCACCATTTAAAAGGTCTCCTATATCTCTCGCTTTGCTCATCTATATTTCTCCATCTACGAAAAGCCACTGTTTCTAATATTTATTAAAATGTTGATAGGCAATAAAAAACCTAACCCCCGTTATCGAGGGCTAGGCTTCTATTTTAAGGTTTTAACAACCTTTAGACTTTAGGTGAAGTCAAGGCCAACGACCTGAACCTTACCATAGTAGTCAGCACTATTCGCAAGTGAAGTCTCTTCTTGGGTGAAGACCGCCTTACCATAACGAGTCATCAACGAGACGACAGGCTGGAAGGTAAGTGGGTTAACAACCACACCAGAGGACATCAATGGAATGTAAGGACAGTAGAAGTAACCGGAATCGGTCTCTCCATTTCCACCCTTGTATCCAACAAGAATAGTATCATCAACATCGGCAACGGTTCCCATATCAGCGCCAGCACCAGCCTGGTTAAACAGGTAGGAGTAGACCTTGATGGTTCCGTTAAGAGTACCAACCAACATCGTGTTGTTAGGACCAGTGAAGGAACCCTGAACAGCAGGTGCAAAGACGGACTTAGCAGCCGACTGAAGGACGGTAACAACAAGTGGGGATACCACGATGTAATTACCTGCTCCACGACGAGTCTTACGAGCGATTTCATTCGCAACACGGTTGATGATGAGAGCAATGTTGGCAAGACGATCACCAACGAATGCAGGGGTGTAGTTACCAGTTGCGCCATACGTTCCAGCACCAGCACCATCGAATGAATCAACGGTTCCAGCAAGAGCGATAAGGTCAGTGATAATTTCTTGATCGATTTCCTGAACGATCTCAGCGGAAAGTGCCTGGGTCATCTCAGACTCAAGATCCAATCCATGCTGTGAATTCAAGTCCTGCATGGCCTCAATAGTCCATCCAGCCTGGAGCTTACGAGAGCCAGCCTCAACAGCCTGACTAACGACATCCAGAGTCATTCTACGACCACCAGATCCTTCTAGCATAGACCCAGATCCACCATAAAGGCTACCAGCGTGATTCAATCCAATAGGATCAGTACCGGATGTTGGGTAAGGACCATAGTTGGATGTATCATAAGCAGGCAACGTGGAAGGCCATGCTACACCAGTAGAACTAGCAGCGTCGATAAGACCAGGAACACCACCATCAGCAGCGATACCAGAAGCACCAGGAACCTGATCGGCTGCTGGATCGGGAGCACCACCAGAATACCACTGACGAATCGGGGAATCATTACCCCAAACCTCATCACCAGCACCAATAGCAGTAGGAAGTCCAAATGGGTTAGCGTGAGCCGTTCCAGTGACCGCATCTGCATAGCGATAACGGAGTGTGTAGACCAATCCAACAGGTCCGGTCATTGGCTGAACACCAACGAGTTCGGTTGCGATTGTGCCTGGGATAATACGACGAATCATCGGGATAAGGATCTTACGGAATCCTGCGATGTCGTGAGCTTGTGTTGCACCAACTGCGGCTGCTTCATTCAAAAGATGATTCTTCTGATTCTCAAGAAGCGGTTCAAGGATAGCTTGCTTACTTGCATCTAATCCTTCCATGAGAGCTACTTTGGTGTCTGACCAGTTTTCAAAAAGTTCTTCCATTTTTATATTCTCCTAAATTAGAACTGTTATTATTTGATACCTGCGAGCGCTTTAATACGCTCCAGACGTTCTTTTTGTTGTGGGTCCACGGCTTCATCAATCTTTTCAAGATTGTCATCCGTATCACCCGTTACGACTACGCCCTCATCAAGGGTTTCGCCTTTCTTTTCTTCGCTCTCAGCAAGTACTTCATCTTCCTTCTCTGAGTCATCAGTTTTTACTTCCTCGGTTTCACGGAGAACACGACCGATAAACGTGTTATATCCTTCCTCAAGATTTATCGTATCGACATTCTTAAGAATAGCCTCCATCACTTCACGGCTTCTGCCGGTAAGTGGTTGCAGAACCTCATCCATCTTGACGGTTCTTTCAATCTTTTCGCGCTTACGCTCTGTATCTTCGAGCGAATCTTCAAGGTCTTGAATTCTCTCAAGTGCCTCGTGAAGCTGTCCTTCAGTAGACTCTTCATCAGAGTAATGAGTGACAAACTCTTGACTAAATGCTTCAAAAACACGACGACCGAAGTCATTCTTACGCACTTCTTCAAGATCTTCCTTCAACTCGTCCATTTCAGAGGAGATACGCATCTCAAGGAATGCATCAATCTTTTCTACCAATTCCTTCAAGTCGTCCTTCAATTCATCAGCCATAGCAGCCTTGGACTCAACCAACTTCTCTGCGTATTCAGCTTCCAAATCACGGAACTTCTCAATATCTTCCTTAAGTTCTTCCATTTCCTTCTCAACGTACTCAGTTACCTTTACGTCAACGGCTTCAATAAGATTCTCTTTCTCAGTGACCCATTGCTCGGTAAGCTCAATTCGAACTTCAGCGGCTGCAGTATCTTTTGCAGCTGCTACAGCTTCATCAAGCTGAGAAGAAAAAGCTTCCTCCAACTCTTTCTTGGTCTCTTCGGATAAAACCTCAGCTTCCAAGAGTTTTTGCAGCAATTCATTCATGTTTATTTTTCTCCAATATTGTTAAGTGCAAATGCACCAGTAGGTTTATGTCTAATATTTATCTAAGTGCTTATATTCATTGGGTTTTTTGATTGGGCAAAAAATAAGCCCTTGATTACAAAGGCTTTATTTTTTATATGTTTGTGAAATTTTGTGAAAAAATCACTTCTTTTTAAACAGATTTTGATTCAACCACTTCGTTATTTCTGTCTTAAAATACTCTTGAGCCCTAACATCTTCTTGAATTGCCTTAGAAAGGTCTAAAATGTTGTGTCCGTTTTTAGCTTCCATTAATGACTCATAAACAGTGCTTGGATATGCATTAGGAGCAGATGGTTGAGCAACAATATCTACAGTTACAAATTGAAACTGAGATACACCACCTGTCTCATTTACACTACCAGCACCACGAGATGAAACACCTAATGAAACTCCAGCAGTTGCAAGTTCCTTAGCAATATTTCCCATTGGAGTAGAAAGGACTTTTGCCTTACCAAATGCATTTGATCCATTCATATTCATTTCGGTAATAACATGAGAAACACGATCAAGGTTGATAGTAAGTGACTGAGGATGATCTAACTCACCCATCAAACCCTTTGATTCCTTTATTCTCTGTCGTGCAGTATTAACCGCAGCAGAGATTTCATTAACAGGATATAACCGTCCATTCCTGTTCTTGATATCGGCTTGCATGAAAATTCCCGAAAGCCACGTATCCTTGCCATCCGTAGATGCCTCAGTTATAATATTCGCCTCATTCGGCGTTAATTCTTCAATAAGAATTTCCATTTCCATTTCCTCTTCTTTTATGACGGCTTATTAACATATGATCGTTTCTTACTACGACCGCTGCGTGTATTACTCTTGTCATCAAAGTCGCCAGTAGGAACCTTATTAGACTTTCTTCCAGACATCGCAGCCTTATTCTTTCTATTCCACTCGGCGGATTTTACAGGAGCCCTTCTAAAGCCTTCGTCTACCTTCTTATCCTTTTTCTTCTTTAAAAATGCAGGTTTTCCGTCGTCATCGTCATCAGAGTCCTTTTCATCCTTGTCGTCGGAGTCATCCTTGTCGTCAGAATCCTTAGAATCCTTTTTATCGGAATCCTTGTCATCCTTGTCATCGGAGTCATCATCCTTTTCATCCTTCTTCTTCAAAAAGTCAGGCTTTTCACCTTCTTCGATTCCTAATACATCAGCAATCTTATCCTTCATGAATTGATGAAAGTGAGTTTGAGCACTTTCATCCTTACCTTGGATGATATCATCAATCATATTTTTAATAGCATTCGTTTCCATAACTATTCTCACTTAGCGCGATTTCTTATTCCACCAGACTTGTGATCTACACCACCATCCTTCTCAGGAGGTGAAACTGGCTTCTCTTTGAAAGACTTGGTTTCTTTCTTTCCCTTACCCTTTAATGCATCACCCTTGATCTTCTCGTCCTGGGTTCCGCGTGGATTCTGGTACTTCTCCCACTTATTACCCTTTCCAAGACCGGACATAGGCTGCTTTCCAAGACCCGGTGGCTTCTCAGTGAACTTACCTTCGGTAACTTCTTCCTCTCCACCCTCGTCTTCTACTTCTTCATCACCGCCCTCGTCATCAGAACCTTCGTCATCAGACTCAACGTCTTCATCTTCTACTTCTTCATCACCACCCTCGTCCTCCTCGTCGTCACACTCTTCTCCGAGCATAATTTCGCGGGTTTTAGCCGTGATATAGTTGTGAAGGTGCTCAGCAGCATCCTCGTTGTTGTTCTTTATCAATGCTTCTAACATTGCTTCAAGTGACTTCTTCCTGTTGCTCATTTTGATTAACTCCTCATTCTTGAAATTCTTTGTAAGTATTTATGTGTCTTTGATTTATTTATAAAACTTTTATCAGAGAGCTGCGCCTCCGCCACCCGCTCCTCCAGCAGGAGCTGCTCCGGCTCCTCCCATTTCACCACCTTCAGCGCCAGCTTCACCTTCCATTCCGCCCATTCCACCTTCCATTCCTCCACCCATGAAACCTCCTCCCATTCCACCCATCTCTCCGCCAGCGGCTTCAGATGCGTAAATCTGAGAATAGTTTTCCTTACCATCATCTGGGTCAAGTCCAAGCTCCTCTGCCTTGAGACGCTCATTAGTGATAACATCCTCATCTGTAAGCTGAAGATATCTCTTCAATGCAAATCTCTTAGAAAGATGTGCAACACCATCAGCAGAAGCATAAGCTCCAAGCAATTGAGTATCCAACTCAAGCTGACGATACTTACCAAAATTGGAAGGCTCTGGCAATCTTATCTCATATAACTCTTCATCTATCTTCACATTTGAAGATGATATAAATCTCTTGAACTCATAGTCCAATGTCTTCTCTAACTGCACCTGCAGTCTAGATATAAACAACGCAAATCGAAGCTCTTGGATGTAAGCCATGCCAACCTTACCATCGTTGAACATAGCACCACCAGCATCCTGTTCCATCATATAGGATGTGGGGATGCGCAAACCTCTCCATACCTTCCTCTGGAAATATTCAAGATCTGCAAGTTCTCCGAGTCCCTGACCACCAGGAAGAGTCTCAACTTTAGAACCTCTACCATCTGGACGTTGTGCAAAGAAGAAATCTTCAGACATCGAATGCGGATTGTAAACACTATCCACTTCTGCCTGTCCGCCATTAGAAGTAGGGACACGCTTTTGCTTTATCTCATTCTTAATACCTTCAAGATAAGTTTTAACTCGTTGAGGAGGCATTTTACCAACATCAATATAGAATACTCGTCTTTCTGGTGCACGTTGAATACGATATATAAGGATAGCATCTTCTAAAAGCTCTTTCTGTTTATGTGCACGAAAGACAGGGCGAAGAACAGACTCACCAAATGGTTGAGCATCAGACATATCATCACAAAGGGTAAAACGAATAATCTCTTTTGATGAGACTATTTCGGTTTCTTCAAGAGTATCTTGTTTTGCATTTAATGGAAGTCCATAACCACCTGCAATAGGTTTACGAATATCCTTTTTTATTTGCCATGCTATAATTTTTGTTAAGTCTTTATCGTCAACGATAGCGGCGATAACATTTTTAGGATGAACAAATGTCCATCCATCCCAATCTGTTTTGCCTCGTCTAAAGAAGCAATCACCATATTTGATAGCCATTCTAGCTGTAGTAAAAAGTCTAGAATCGAGTTGATGTAGTTTAAACCATCTGCGTAATGCTGTTCGGATAGTAAGAACTGTAGTGCTTTCAGGATTTCTTTCTTCTGCTGTTAATAGGAAAACGTCCAATGGTTCATCGGATCGAACATTATTTCCTGTTATTTCCTCGGCGATAGTATCTAAAGACCGAGCTACTTCGACATCATTATCCATTAAATCATATTCGAGGTATCGTGTCATACGAGACGCGCTACCTTGGATTAGTCTTTGATACCAAGTATAATTATTATATGCACCGGAATCAGCGGTTTCCTGATTATCCGACATTTTTGTAAGGCTTGGTTGTGGAGTAACGAATTTAAAGTATCCTGTCCATTTAGCACCTTGTGTTGCCTGTTGTACCATATCTATTTCCTAAGTGTTTTTACTATTTATTACGTGGTTGTAGCTACTGGCAAAGAAGATGCCCGCATTATCTCTAAATTAAATCCTTTAGCACAACTTTCTTTGTTTCTATTAGCGGCAGCGAGTTCTTTTTCCGTCTTGCCAGTATTACCAGCGATAACTGCCCCATTCTTAGCATCTTGTGCTTTCATATCACTTACTGTAGATGCTGTTGATTTACTAGCGGCTTCTATTCCTTCCATTACTTTGGTAAGATGTTCGGCGTCTTTTGTTCTACCTGCTTGTTCGGCTTCTTTTATTTTTTGTTGAAGTTCAGCAACGGCTGCACTTGGTTTACCACCAAACATACTATTCCATATTCCTTTTACTGCCTTCGCCATCGTTTTTACGTGGTATGTTATTGGGTCTGCCAATTGAACCGCAGTCCCGTACGCTAATCCATAAGCTTGAGACGCTGGCATTTGTTGTCCTGTTCCTCCAGCAGCCCCCTGTGCACCAGGAGTAGTTCCAGGAGTAGTTCCAGGAGTAGTTCCAGGAGTAGTTCCAGGGACAACTGCAGGAGCAGTTGTTCCTAACCAAGCAGCTATTGCTTTTGCAGAATCACTATTTCCAAACGCACCCGATTGGAAGACACCTTTCAAAAAGTTAGCGCCGTTAGATTCTGCTAAAATAGAAAGTAAACCAGTAGATGTTGATGCCCATTTTTCCATAGCTACCCAAAGTTGTAATGCTTCTTGTTCAAACTTAATTTCTTCTTTCCATCTGTCTTCTGCTATTTTGGCTTGCTTTTGATCAAAGGTCAATCCTTCACCTGTTATGGTTTCAAAATCCAAAACTTCACCCATCATACCCTGTTGATGAAGAATTTGTTCAATCATTCTAGCTTGAGTTCCACCTTGTTGCATTTTAGTAAAAGCAGCATTAGCAAGCTCTGTTCTCTTTCTAGTATGCCATTCTCGTTCACCGGGAGTAGCCGAATTACCCTTCCAGGAAATTTCTCTAAATCTTTTAGCATCATCACCTGACATACCCATCATGCCCATCATCATGGATTGATATGCACCCTTCTTGAGTCTTTCCAGCGGACTCTCTTTAGCCATTTCAGAAAAACGTAATGCGAGCTTTGCCGCCTCCTGTTCCGTTTTACCTGCAGCTAGCGCTAATCTTCCCGTTTCAGTAGCAGCATCCATTATAGCTATTCGCTCTTCCTCTTTAGCCATTGCTAAACTTTGAGTCATAGCATCTGTATTTCTTATACTCTTTCTAAAATTATCAAAATCTTCTGGTTTCATTCCAAAAACGGCAAACTTTTTAAAGGTTTCAGATTGCTTTTTCATTTCTTTCGATAGATTAAAACTGTCAGTACCCAACGTTTGAAGAAACTTTATATCTTTTAACGCCATTTCCATTGCTGCGGCTCTAGTTTTAGTGGAAGCTAAATATTCATCTGCAGCTTTAGACATTGTATCTATAAAAACATCCGGGTTAGCCATATCAACACCCATTTGTTGATTGAATGCAAACATGTTTCGTTTAGCGTCACCCATATATTTGGCGAACTCGTGTATATCCATCCCAGCGTCCATAGCCGCGATTCTCATATACTTCAAACCATTGATCATTGCAGCACCATGTTCTGCCATAGATGATCTTTCTTCAAGATATTTCCTGTATCGCTGAATACCAGCTTTTACTAAATTAATAACACCACCAATAACAGCACCAAGCGGACCAAGTGCCCTTCCAAATTTACCAAGACTACTTAATATACCACCCTTCCCTTTGAATAATCCACCAAATAATCCACCAATAGCACCCGTCGCACCACCAGCAGTAGCATTTTTGAATTTCTCCGTGGCAATACTCGCCTTGCTTATTTCATCTCGCCATTGTTTAACAGAATCCTTTATACCACCTGATGTAGTTAAACTAGCAAATCCACCTTCAACTTTTGATGTAGTCTCATAAAGATTCTCCATCTCGGCTCCATATTTCTTATGGATCTTTTCAATAATAACTAACTCAGCAACACTATTTCCAAGCGCACTAGAATTCTTTTTAACTACTTCTTTAAATTCTTTAAGACTTC